GATTGATCTGTTTCGTCCGGCCGCACACTTGATAGGGATTGGCAATATCGCTCAGTTGCCAGTCCCCGTTGCAGCAAATGCCACCAACTTGACTACCGCATTGCGAAATCGGTTCATTCATGACATCCCCCTACATGACCCCAAAGTGTGGCAGAAATTTGAGGAATTCGTGGAACACAATCGTGAACGACTGTTGCCAGGACTCAAGCCACAGCCGCCAATCCCTTTTGAGCAATGGGTCAGCAACTTCCCTCCGTATAAACGAGAGCGTTTGAGGAAGGCCAAAGCTCAGATTGACACTAATACTGCCCGGCGCCCAAAAGTGAGCGGCGTGTTTACGAAATGGGAGAAAACAATGATGTCTGTCGACCAGTTGCCAATGCTGAAAGTGCCACGCCCGATTGTTCCTTGGGCAGATACTTTGAATGTGGATTTGGGCCCATTTATCCATGGCGCCTATCAGCAGGTAAAGTCAATATGGCACCCGCAGAATTGGTTGACTTATGGTGCCGGATTGGACGGCATAGAGTTGGGCGCGTGGTTCAAACCGTTATATCCCAATGGTGACGATTTCACAACTTCGATGCAATGGGTAAAGTTTGATAATGACATGACCACCTATGATCGTTGCCAGCACTCCGGTTGTTTTCATTTGGCGGAAAAGGTTTTTCAATGGGCTGGAATTAGCGGAGCAGCTGCTTCTGCTTACCGTACACAGTTTCAGACTGAGCTGAGATCACGATATGGGCACTTGGTATCATTGTGGTACAACATGAAAAGTGGTGTACCAAACACCGCATTGCAGAACACGATTTTGAACATATTGATGCATGTTTTTGTGTATTCTGTTGTACTGCGCCTACCAGTGTCTCAGCTGCGACATGTTGTACGGATACTTGGCAATGGAGACGACAACATATCAATGGTGAAGATAGAGGCCATACACGCCGCTGGCCATACTCCTGCCACATTCCAAGCGCGTTGTGACAGTCTGTTTCGCCAACTGGGCATGTTGCCGAAGATGAACGTGCGCGCAGACCATGAAATGCAAGTAAATGGCTGCAATTTGACTTTTGCCCAGGTTGCTGGCATGGTCAGCCCGGTGGCAACCCCTATGTTGGGCCGCTTGGGACCAAAGTTGGCATGGTCCATTGACGCCAAAAATAATTCACCAGAATGGCTGAATGGAGTTGTGGAGGGCACACATCGACTGACTCGAGTGGTCCCTTTTCTGCGCCACTGGGTAACTGCCCAACACACCCCTGGCGTCGGTACTTCGGTTGTGCAGATGGACCACAAGTACCGCGTGAAGTCCCAACTGGAGATGTGCCCAGCGTCCTATACCATGGAACTGTGGCGCTCCGGTATGGGCGACTGGGAAGAGGCGCAATTTGCCACCTGGCTCTCCGAAGTACGGAAGCCAGCTTTGGTTGCGCATCCAGTTTTTGAGGCCCACCGACCTTATGCATGAATTTGAAACTCCGAAGACAGAAGAACAAGCCAGGGCTGAAATTGCCCTGCCAATATGCCGACGGGCATACTGCACCTACCGGAAGACCCAAAAGCGCGACTGATGATCCGGTCCCCCTCCCGGAGCTCGCTTTTGCGGGTGGCTCGAATAGCTTTGCCTGAAACTGGGGAACCTCGGAGGATGGCACTCCCCCTCCAGAGATAATCGAGTCAGGTTTTCCCGAGCCGAAAGGGATTGACATTCAAAGTGTGCATCAGTGGAGTGCCACTGTCTCCCGACACCCTATCAATTAATGCCCAATCCACCACAACCACGTCCAACGCGCAAGCGCAAGAATCAACGCCCCCGCCCCGTTGTAGTTGTGACACAAACGCCACAACGTCCTCGAAAAACGCAACCCCAAAAGAGACCAACTCAGCGCCCACGCAGGAAACAACAGTCTATGGACTCGCGAGATCCAGTTCATCGGTTTATAACCCAGGCCGTTGATCCCGGAAATGCTCAACCCATTATCGTTGGGACGTCTCAAATGGCGGAAGTGGCTAGCGTCGACCAGGTTCAGGAATTGAACTTTCAAACTCAAACCAACGCAACAGCATTTCCCCTGTTGCCCCCTGGGGACACTTTTGTCATCTCCACCCGAAATCCTATGTGGGCGCAATTGGTGTACGGACCAAATGCTGCAAACACCCCATACACCTACCAAGTCCAGTTTTCCGTTGGTGGGCAGAACTCGATCCAATACCCCATCACTGCCATTTCTGAGCCCGTTGCCGCGCAAGACTCGAATGTGCATGTCAGTTTGCCAATAACTAGCTTATTCCCGAATACGGCATTCAGACCACATGGTGGTGCTTATTATGCAGCGCAGTACTGTGGTCGGTCATACTTCTGGGTTGATGCCACTTCCGACAAGGCCGCGACGGTAGTCGCGACTTTCACAGCTAATGCATATGCCAATGGTGAAGCTGTCAACATCACTTTGAACGCGTATGACTTGGATTCCTCTCGTGACATCCCCGACATCATTGCGAGTGATAACATCACGTTCTTCGGCATTGGCACGTTCACGCTCACACTCAATTTAGCTAAACGTGCGTATTATACCTTTGACATGGATTTGACCGTCAAGGGCAACGCTGTAGCTTCTGAGGCTGTCCTTGTGACACTCGTAGCAATGAAAGTCAATTTCCCAGGCATTGATTATGTAGCACACTTGCCCACCCCTGGCCTGGCTGGTTTCATAACGCTCGCATCTGATGTGCGGGTCACAGCCGCATCAATCCTAGCTACCAACGTGTCCGCCGTTTTGTACCAGTCGGGAGATGTGTACATGGCACAGATTCCTGGAGATCGACCTTGGGATGATGTCTTGTTTAACGGAGGTGACACTGTTCAGGTGATTACGAGTTCATTGCCGCGTTTTCGTTGGGGCGTCTTTAAGTGGGAAAGTGGCGCCTACGCCTATCTGAAACCAGGCGCTGGCGAAGTGACCTTATCCAAGTCTCCGATGCAGACTGATTGGTCACGTGGCGGTCAGATCACCATCTCTACCGCATTCGCACCTTATACCACTGAGGAGTACCTGCTGTGCTACGTGCGTTCCTCCTCTGTCGCTGCTGCGGCCAGCGTCTTGGGTCGCTTCCAGATGTGTTATACTGTGCAATACACTTCTGCGAATCAAATGATTGAAGGCAGACGGGGAGAGTTACCGCCGCATTTGATACAGGATGCTCTGTTTCAACTGCAGGATCAACCTCAATTCTTCGAGAACCCACTTCATCTTGCGGCACTGGCAACCATTGGGATGCGCGTTTATCAAGCGGTACGAGCCATAGCACCATATGCTCGGGCGGCTGTTTCAGTCGCGCCATACGTATATCGAGCGGTGCAGGCCGGCCGCACAGCTTATCGCCAAGCCCGTCAACAGCGTGCTGGGGACTCGCGTTTGCGCGCGGCGCCACCTTTGGACTAGTTTGTGTTGGAGCAATGAGGCCGTACGGGACCTCTCACCGGGAAACTCCGGCTAGGCCAAAAGCCCCGCCCTGGAATCAGGGAACACCGCGCGGGCCACTCGCACTGCGAGCGAAAATAGGCAATGCCTCACAACAGTGGCTCTAACCCCTAGGTGCCCACGGTCAGAGAAGTGGAGGGAGACGTCCCGACACATGTGCGTTCTGACTGTTTTTACTATAATATTGGTGCAAGC